CAATTTAGATTGACCGAATATACTGCCACGCCAAATCCTGGCAAATCAGCTTCCAAATCTTATCCTGGACATACAGTTTGTCCCTATTTTTCAGTAAAGGAAAGCAGGGTAAATACTCATCCAGCTCTAAAAGCTCGCAGAATTTATAGAGAACATAGGAATACGAGAGGAAGTTGCTGCGACCCTTGGGGCAATGGGCCTGGAAAGACGGCTGAATCTCCTTGAACATGAAGCGCAACTTCTCTTCGATTTCACGCGACATGACGGGTGCATTTTCTCCATTGAGCCGGTTCAGGATATGTGGCACGTGCTCATAATACTTATTGTAATGCAGCTTCCGCAGGATTTCCTTAATCTTGCTAGGCTTCAGACTGCTATAATCTGATATACGCTCCTTCTTGAGCTCTTCCACAATTTCGTCATAGACTGTGGAAGGAATCTCAGTGCTCTCCTTTGCCTGGAATTGCGCAAGCCACTCGTTGAAATGGTTGATGCGCTTGTATGCATAATAGGAGACTTCGCGCGGCGGGTCCTTGTAGCTCGGCTTGTCTGAGTCAATCAGGACGAACTCCTGATATCCGCATTTGGGGCAGGTAAACAACGCCTCATTCTGGCTGAAGATCATCTCGGTCTGGCAATCCTCACATTCTCCATAGGGGTCATTGAGCACCTCCGAGCCGCCGCGCGCGTGTTCAGGATCCACCTTCTGGAGATAGGTCTCCAGGATTTTATCGCGGCGGAGGCGCTCTCCAACTGGCTGGTTAGGAAGAACAGGGTCGCCGGCCGACTGAAGAGAACTCAGAATGTCGCCCGGTTTTACTCGGTAGGTTGAACTCTTGAGAACACCCTCCGCACCATTATTAATTCTCTCTTGGACATCGTAATACTGATACAAAAGTTCACCGGCGTTCAGAAAATAGTCATAGACCTCGTTGCCGCCGCGCCGCTTCTGAATCTCCTTCTGGAGGACCTTGATTTGCTGCTCTACGACTTCATACTGGACGTCATCGGTCACTGCCGAGAGACTGGTTTCCAGCGTGTTAAGATTCTCTTCCAGCTCGCCAACCTGCTTCTCACGGTCAATCATAGCACCGAGCTGGACTTGGTGGACGGTATCCAGGGTCGTTCTCGCCTCTGGATTACTCCGCTTCGTGGGACGTATCTTAAAAAACGCATCACCTGTTGACATTGTCTATGAATCTTATAGGTTTTGCGCTGTTCCGTTTAGACCGACCACGGCTTGAAAGTCGGAACGCAGCTGGCCGTGAAAAGTTTCCTTTTTCCGCCATTCCGGCACTTTGCTGGAATTTTTTCTTTCTAAGGGTTATAGAATCAAATGACTGGAGGTGGCTTGATGCAGCTCGTCGCTTACGGTGCCCAGGACGTTTACCTCACGGGCAACCCCCAGATTACCTTCTTTAAGGTCGTCTACCGCCGCCACACCAACTTCGCCATGGAGTCCATCGAGAACCCGTTCAACGGCTCGCCTGGCTTCGGCAAGCGTGTGACGTGCACGATCCAGCGCAACGGTGACCTGATCCACCGCATCTACCTCCAGGCCACGCTCCCGTCTGTCTCCCTCCAGACGTCGGACGGCTCTGGCGCCCAGTTCCGCTGGCTCAACTGGGTTGGTCACAACCTCGTCAAGAGCGTCGAGCTCGAGATCGGCGGCCAGCGCATCGACAAGCACTACGGACAGTGGCTGCACATCTGGAATGAGCTCACGCAGGAGCCGGGCAAGCAGGGCGGCTATGCCAAGATGGTTGGCAACGTGCCGCAGCTGACGAACCTCCTCGTCCAGGGCGGTGAGCCGTGCGACAATGACTGCGCGGGCGGCGAGCCGAACTCGTCCCCTGAGGTCCTCAACTGCGCGCCTGAGTACACGCTCTACATCCCGCTGCAGTTCTGGTTCTGCCGCAACCCTGGCCTGGCGCTCCCGCTCATCGCGCTCCAGTACCACGAGGTGCGCATCAACCTGGAGTTCAACGACCTCCGCAACCTGTGCTACGAGGTCACCCCGCAGATCACGAGCAACCTCCACACGATCCGCGACCGCGTCAACGCCGCCAACCTGACGGCCGCCTCGCTCTACGTGGACTACATCTACCTCGACACGGACGAGCGCCGCAAGTTCGCCCAGGTCTCCCACGAGTACCTCATCGAGACCCTCCAGTTCACGGGCGGCGAGTCCATCACGAGCTCCTCCAACAAGCTCAAGCTGAACTTCAACCACCCGTGCAAGGAGCTCGTGTGGGTTGTCCAGCGCGACTCGTATGTCAGCTGCGACGACAGCATCATCAACCCGTGGAAGGGCCAGCAGCCGTTCAACTTCAGCGACTGGTGGGACCGGTCCGTGCTGGAGTCTGGCTACTCCGTCACGCGCTTTGAGGGCATGGCGGGCAAGAACCCGTGCATCACGGCCCTGCTCCAGCTCAACGGCCACGACCGCTTCCAGGTTCGCGAGGGACGCTACTTCAACGAGGTCCAGCCGTTCCAGCACCACACCAACGTGCCGGCGGTCGGCATCAACGTCTACTCGTTCGCCCTCCAGCCCGAGCAGCACCAGCCCAGCGGCACGTGCAACTTATCGCGCATTGATAACACCACGCTGCTCCTCACGGTGTCCAACAACTCGGTTGGCACCACGACGTCCTCGACTGTCTACATCTACGCGACGAACTACAACGTTCTTCGCGTGATGAGTGGAATGGGTGGTTTAAGTTATAGTAATTAAAGCTATAATCTTTGGCTGCTAAGAGTGTTTCTTAAAAGGAAATGCTAGTCCAATAACACATCTTATGTGGTGAGATATAAGATGGGGCAACACTGTCAAATTGCGGGAAACTCCTGTGAAGTCATAACTACCGCTCTGGGGTCGAAAGACCTACCCAGTAGCACCAAGGGGAAACTCGTGGGTATGGTTAGAAGGTTATGAATAGGGATGATCCGCAGCCAAGTCCTAAGGTCGTAAGACTATGGATGCAGTTCAGAGACTCAATGTCAGTGGGCTTTGTCACGCAGGTGGCTTAGCATAAGATAGAGTCCGTCCACACAGAAATGTGGTCTACCAGAGGAATTTACATCTTTTGTTATTGAGGTGTGAAGGAGAGCTGGTAGGGTTTGAGTGTAAAAGCACACAAACGGAAGGCATGCTCGCCTACTCCAACTAAACACACAAAGTGTTTGGTTGTTAAAATTGATTTTAAGATTCTCCGGCTGGGAGGAAGTCTAATCAATTAATTGTGAATAACAGGTAGAATGTCTACCCCATATTTACAATGCTCTCATTGCTCAAAGTCTTATGAAAGCTATACTACAGCTCATGGAAAACCGAGCAAACTATGTCCTTCGTGTCGTGAAATTCAGAAGAAGTCTGATGAAAAACGCAAAGGTCGTGTGCGCAATTATCAGGCCGAAGCCAAACGGAATCTCGATATACACTGGGAATCTTTTAAGAAGAAATCGGTTGAACGTCGTGAAAAGGAAAATACTCTTACAAAAGATGACTTTTTAAATCTTATACAAAAGGAGTGCTTTTACTGCAAATATTTAGATGAAAATGAAATTAATGGTATTGACCGTATTGATAATGCTAAGGGATATTCGAACGAAAATTGTGTATCGGCTTGTAAAGTATGTAATCGTATGAAACATATCTTCCATCCTGTGTTCTTTATTGAAAAAGCCAAACTTATTACAGAAAAGTCTGACATAGATGAGTTTTACAAAGTTTGGAGCGAATATATTCACAGATCTCCAGTTCCTTATGGATATCTAAAACGCCAAACAGAAGAAAAGCGGGGAATACCTTTCAATCTAACAAAAGAACAGTATGATGATATTATATATAGACCTTGTTATCTTTGTGGTTATAAATGTACTGTAGGAAACGGACTAGACCGCAGAGATAATACTAAGCGAGAATATACATATGATAATATTATGCCATGTTGCTCGAGTTGTAATATGATGAAAGCATTCTTTACAAAAGAAGAGTTTCTTCAAAAAATGACTCAAATTTCACAATGTAAGTATCCGCCAGAATGGTCTCAAATTCCACGGCATGGATTTAAAATGGGTGGAGCAAAAACAGAGGTAGTAACAGAACAAAAAGAAAATAAACAGTGGCGAGCAAAAACAATCTATAAAGCAGTTCGTTCTGGTACTTATTCACCATTTATTCAGAAAACACTTGAAACAACAAATTGGACCCGAGATGCCTTTGATACATATACAAAAACCCTCTTCGAAAAGGTACTTACAAAGTCTTTTGAAGAAACTGAAGAGGAATTAAGACAGCTCGTACAGAAGATTAACTTTGTTCGTAATCACTAAAATCGCTCATTCTCCCGCAGACGATACCGCCGCCGCGTTGCAGCCCGAATACGCATCTTACGTCTGCCCCCTTCAAAAGCAGCAGGGAATCCTAAACCAACGCGCACCAAACCCATCAAATCCCTAGCATCAGCCTCCGTCATCTCGCCAATCATCACGCCATCCCTGAATGTATCAAAATCGCCCCGTACTGCCGCCATGCGCATTTTGGTCCCAGACATCGTGCCCCGCTCACCGGCCGATATGACACCCACATCAATCTCGGCCTTCTCAAACATCTTCGCAAAAGTAGGAACACGATCACCACCGGCCATCATCGTAATAGACTCGTAGCCGGCGCTACGCAGGCGCTCAAGAACCTGGAATAGTTGTTTACACTCATACTCTGTTGTATTAATGAAAGTCACATCTTCTGCGAGAGCGGGATACATCTTCTTAAGATAGAAAACTTTCGTATCAACCGTCAGAGGATTCTCATTCTCTTTGAGAGACTTGAACTCGCCACTCTTCATCATATTTTTCACGGCCTTCGCTTCTAAATTGTTCGTTGAGCTTGTTACGAAGATATACGCATCGGCTCCAGCGGCGTCGGCAGCCGCCGCAACGGATTCAATCAGGATCTGGTGACCGGTGGTAGGCGGTTGAAAACGACCAAATGTAAAAAATGCGCTCGTTCCTCTCCTTGGCTCAATCTCACTCATGCTGTTTAGGGTAAACGTTAAAACTGCCGCCGCAGCACAAAAATGCCAATACCGTTCCAGTAGTCGGTGGCGCGTTCCTTCTCATAGTCGGTGTAAATACACTTCTCATACACAACATCGAACGGAATCTCGGCCAATGCCTCGCGAGTCCCCTCTTGCACACACTCCCAGTTCCAGTCATCAACCAAGACAATTGAAATAGGCGCCAAAATTCTACAATATTTTAAAAAGGCCAGAACATGATCTGACCGCTCATGAGGTCCGTCATAAAGATAGATTTGTATAGGCGGAATTGTAGATAAATCCATTGTCTTATAATCAACCTGAAAGAGATTCACTCTAGAAAAATCAAAATGCTCGGACACATTCTTGTGAAAAACCTCATAGGAGCCGGCAAACTCCGACCAATTGTCTACAATATAGGGGGTTATCTTCATATTTCCACAGAGAGCACTTGCCGTGGATGAACCGCCCCACGCGCCAATTTCAAAATAGTTCGTCTCCTCTGGAACATCACAGAGTGCATTATAAAAGGCCCGTGTCTTGATGCCTGTCATACCTTCAATCTTGAAGACGGATGCAGGCAGCTTGCTTTTTAGTTCATCCACGCTCGCAAGAGCCCTCTCAACATGCGCAATTACAGATTCTGTAGTTGACCACATTTATAGTATATATTTGCAGTGTTTAAAGTAGCGAGAAAGGGCTGAACATCTGCTTGGAGTCCATGCTTCCCACTTCCTGGTTCCCCATCCAAGGCACCTTCTTCTCCATCTGATCGGGCCCAGACGACTGCACTTGCGGCTTCAGCATCTCCCAGTGTATCTTCTCCTTCGGCCGAGTCTGCGTAACAGCCTTCTTCTCTTGCACATCTTCCTTGGGCGCCGCCTTTGTCGGTGCGGCAGGCACATAGCGGTAGCCACCCTGCATCTTCGTATTCAAAATGTAAGGCAGTGTGTAAACAGTCAAGCATGCGACCGCCGCAGCCACGAACGGAGGGGCAGTCTCCAACGCGAAAATCGCTCCAGCTGAGCCAATCATGAGACCCGCGTCACCCAATATAACAAAACCACCATTCTCAGCCGCATACTTCTTATAGGTGTCTATCATGCTATTCATGCCAAGAGGCACCTGCTTTATCACGCCCTGGTAAAAGGCGACATCGTGGACTACCTGAACACCGACAAGCAGAGCCACGAAGAGAAGAGGATTCCAGCCGTAGGAGGGTCCAATATAAGCACTGTAGATATACTGGGCAATTAAGAAGACAAGCAGAATGACAAATACGTCGGCGATCACGCCCTCCAGACCGAAATTGTCATACCAGTCATTCAAACTTTCCCCGCCTACGTTCTTGGGAAAATAGCGCGTCAGAAAGAGTGCAATAACGTCAATGAGCAGAATGCCTGCGAGGAAATACGGAATGTGTGTAAGATCTTTGAACTCCGAAATATTTGGAAGTGCTTTGGCTGCGGGCTCCATCTAAAAGAGCGTCAGAGAAAAGAACTATGTGGGCCTCTTATTTGCTTGTTACTTGCGCGGCACCCTACAAAACATATATCGGGGCGACTGTGAATCTGGATCGACGCTTGCGTCAGCATAATGGGGAACTGTCCGGAGGAGCTAAGCGAACAACTGCTGTTTCTACAAATAGAGGGGCCGCCACATGGCGGCGTGCGTGCCATGTGGAAGGGTTCACGGGGCAGGTAGAATGTCTCCAGTTTGAGTGGCATTGGAAGCATGTATCGCCAAAAAGCGGCGGCGACCCTCTTACACGCCGCTTGGAGGGGCTCCAACGCATGCTTGCAGAGGATAACTGGGCGCATGTACATGTGGTCTGGGAGAGTGAGAGCTGTCCTTTTTTATAAAGTCTTACCCTTAATGTAGAATGTCGGCGGCAGCAGGAGCAAATGAAGGTGCAGCATTCATTGCTGCGCAAGGTCCTGTTATAAATCTATGTGGTGCGATAGTACACCCACATGTTATAAATACTAGATTTTACGAATCACAAGAAAGTTTAGGATGTGGTCGCCATGCTCTAAATAATTTACTTGGTGGCAGATATTTTCAAAAAGAGGGTGACTATAATCCTGATGTATTGCCAATTTCATTACAAGGTTTGTGTAGAACAATGGGGGTTATTCTTAGAAGCAGAGGTGTTGGAGAAACAGAGTGTCCATCTAGCGAATTTTATGATGTAACTGTTTTAGCAGCGGGATTAAATGTTCTGGGATTTAAAGCAAGCCAAAATATTATAAGAGATAGTGTCTATTCAAGAGATGATTCATATGGATTTATAGTGAATAAACAACAAGGTGCGCACTGGGTGGCTCTTCGTAAAGAAGGCGATAGATATAGATTTATAGATTCAAATAACGGGGCACATGCTCCTGGAATTTTAAAACGTCAACCAGGAGTGTTGATGACATTAGATGAATTTAAAAGGGATAATCCATTATATATTGCATTTATCAATGTTAAAAAGCCGGCTGAGCGTGTTTGTATTAATCCTCTTGCTTATTTAGACCAACGAAATGTATCAGACTGCCCTTATAGTGTAAATGATGTTATAGCTATAGATGGAGTTCGTTATACAGTAGTTAATACAGAAATTGATAGCTATACTGGAAGATGTGTGTCAATATATGTTACAGTAGATCCACGATATGGTGAACTAAGTCAACAGAGTTCTTTTTTAAATATATACTTTATCTTAACCAATATTATTAAAGTATACTCTCCAGAACTTGTTCCATTTGATAAAGCTCGAATAACAAATTCACTTTATGATAAAATGGGTGTAAAACCACCTGGTGCAAGTCTTGGTAATAGAAATAAGAACACTATCGTGCAGAACCAATATGAGAGAAAGCTTCTTATCATCAGATGCGCCCGTGCTATAATGGATGGGACAGCTATGCCAGAGGGTGCAAATAGGATTGATGAACTTACTAGAGATATTCATGAACTGACTGATAGAGTGTGGGGAGAGCCATCTGAAATGACTATTATTAAGAGAGACGTTGAGAACTATGAGGTTAGGGTAATAGAGACTGTTATTGCGTCTCGCGCTCGTCGTGCTGCCGCTGGTGCCGCTAATGCCGCTGCCGCTAATGCTGCTGCCGCTAATGCCGCTGCCGCTAATGCCGCTGCCGCTAATGCCGCTGCCGCTAATGCCGCTGGTGCCGCTCGTGCCGCTAATGCCGCTCGTGCCGCTAATGCCGCTGCTGCCGCTAATGCCGCTGTTGCTAATGAAGTGAATGTTGACGAGGTTATTGCTGCCGCCGAGGCCGCTGCTGCGGCTCGTGCCGCTAATGAAGCGAATGTTGACGAGGCTATTGCTGCCGCTGCTGCGGCGAATGCCGCCGAAGCCGCTCGTGTCGCTAATGAAGCTAATGCCGCAAATGCAGCCGCTGCCGCGAATGCCGCAAATGCCGCCGCTCGTGCCGCGAATGCCGCCGCTATCGCCACCGCTCGTGCCGCTAATGCCGCCGCTATCGCCGCAGCTCGTGCTAGAAATAATGCAGCTGTCAGAGCCGCCGCCGGCGCCGCCGCGATTGCCGCCTCAGGTGCACCCGATTCTGTCTATCGTGCAAAGAACCCTCCTCCAGGATATAAGAAGGTTATGGCAGCAGCGGGTATTACAAATCTTCCACCAGGTTGGATACTAAAACAGATAAACAACCCAGATGAACCTATGAGACATGGAAAATATTTTTTTAAGCATGAAACAGCAAAAGTGAGCGAGTGGACACTGAACTTACCAATTAGTGGTGGAAGAAGGCGCAAGACTCGCCGTCGCCGCCAAACCCGCAAGTTACGACGTTAAATTTGACACGAGCGTAGCTCCCTTAGTAAGCATCAAAGATATAATGGCATCAAAATACCTTCATATCGTGGATGCTGGGACTCCCTGCATTGACCAGCCCCAGACCAGCTATACCTTCCCACTGGATCCCTTCCAGCAGCACGCCATTTCCGCCATCTACAAACACGAGAATGTCCTGGTGACTGCGAAGACAGGCTCAGGAAAGACGCTCGTCGGCGAGTATCAGATTGCACATACCCTCTCCAAGGGTCGTCGCGTCTTCTACACCACGCCTATCAAGTCCCTCTCCAACCAGAAATTCCACGATCTCAAGCAGATGTGGCCTGGAAAGGTCGGCATTATGACAGGCGACATCAAGTTCCAACCTGACGCACCCATTGTCATCATGACAACAGAGATTCTGCGCAATCTCCTCTTCAAGCAGGACTCGAGCACGGCCCATCTCGGCCTCTCAGCCGCCCTCAGTCTTGATAGTCTTGACGCGGTCGTCTTTGACGAGGTCCATTACATTAATAATCAAGAAAGGGGCCGTGTCTGGGAGGAAACGCTGATCCTTCTTCCTCCCACGGTCAACCTCGTCCTTCTCAGCGCGACGATTGATGGACCCGAGCGCTTCGCTGCCTGGCTCGGCGAACTCAAACAGAAGCCGATTCATCTGATTTCCACCTTGTATCGCATTGTTCCTCTTACCCACGGAATCTTGCGTGGAAAGAACGTCTATACGATTATGGATCACAAAGAGAACTTCAAGGCCACCACCTACACGGACTGGCTGCGCCATCGGCAACAAAAGGACGACGATTATAAGGACCATAAGCAGGACGTGGCGAATCGGCGGCGCGGTGGCTATGACGACCCAGTTGTCAAGGGTGAGAAGCGCACCGCCTCTTATATTCACCAGGTGAATGAGTGTATTGCGACCCTCGCAGAGCAGGAGCTGCTCCCAGCCCTCTTCTTCAGTTTCTCGCGCAAATCATGCGAGACTCTTGCAAATAAGGTCCAAGGCTCTCTTCTCTCAGGATCCGAGGCAGCCTCAGTCAAGCATATTATTGACTTCCACCTCCACCACTATCCCGAAGTCTACAATGCGACCAAGCAGTTCTTCACAATCAGCGAACTTCTGATGCGCGGCGTTGCGTTCCACCACAGTGGTCTTCTGCCGCTTCTCAAGGAGATTATTGAGATTCTCTTCGCCAAAGGCCTTGTCAAGGTCCTCTTCGCAACGGAGACCTTCGCAGTGGGTATTAATATGCCGACCAAGACAGTCGTCTTCACGGGCTATGAGAAGTATGATGATTCGTCAAATGGAATGCGCACGCTCTACACAGATGAGTATATCCAGATGGCTGGGCGCGCGGGTCGGCGTGGTAAGGACAAGGAGGGCCTCGTCCTCTATCTTCCTGAGCGCGAGCCCCTCAGTGTCACCGAACTCCAAAGGATGATGACAGGTAGCAAGACAACATTCACGTCCCGTATGAACTTCCACTATGACTTCATCCTGAAGACGCTCCACAGCAAGAATACGAGCTGGATTGGTCTGATGACGCAGAGTTATTGGTATCAGCAGCATCAGCTGGCCTTAGAGGGCGCCAGGAAGAGGCGCGACGGGGTCAGTGATAAGCTCACCGCATCCGGTCTGACACCTGAGATTCTTAAGGATATGCAGACGCGTGAGGAGCTGGAGTTCACGCTCAAGACGTCCGTGAATGCTGCAAAGAAGAAGGCGCAACAGGCCATGGAGCAGTGGAAAAATACGCATATGGGCCCAGTCTACGCCATCCAGTGGGCCAAGTATAACGAACTCAAAAAGGTAGAGAAGGAGTTGCGGGACTTGGACGCTGAGGTGACCGCCCTGGAGAATCACCAGGAGACAATCTATCCTCTTCTTCATGTTCTTGCGGAGGCCGGATTCCTAGAGCGGTTTGATGACCCTGCCGATCTGAAGCTCACTAACCTGGGCACGATGGCGACGGAGTTAAACGAGGGCAATCCTCTTCTGATGAGCTATGCGTTTGATAGGGGTATGTGCGCCACCCTCTCTGGAGAGGAAATTGTCTGCTTCCTCTGCGCATTCTTGAATGAAGGCAAGGAGTCTGGACCGCCAATCCAGAAGCTTCAGATTCCTGACAGCGTAGTCGCGCGCCTCTTCGAGCTGGACAAGTGTTTGGATATCTTCCTGCCTCTTGAAAAAAAGCATGGAGTCCAGAGCCCTCCTGGCTTCTGGGCACTCAATAGTTTCTGGATTGAACCTGTTTGGCGCTGGATTCAGGGAGAGGACGTATCCACTCTCTGCAGCGACTATGGCCTCTATGAGGGCAATTTCATGCGAGTCATCATGAAGGCCTCCAATCTACTGGAGGAATTCACCAGCCTCGCGACCTTCACGCAAAATGTGGAGCTTCTGGCGAAGCTGGAGGGGCTGCCTGCGAAGTTGGTGCGCGGCATTGTTGTGCCTGAGAGTCTGTATCTGCGAATCTAAATCCGCTCCACCCGATAGACAATCCTATTCTTCCATGATGCAGTCGTCATATTCGCATAGAAGCCAATCATAACATGATCGCTTGCCGCCAGCGTGGTGCTCGTCTTACACCGAATCATCCGCTTCCAATCGTAGCAATAGATGTTTGTTTTTCCATTTAGAATATCCACAACAACTCCATGAACAGGGATACCAGGCGCGCCTAGGATGCAGTCCACAAACCGACAATCCCTCTCATATGCCTTCGCCGACTTATCCAGGCGATTCAGCGCGAGAGCGTAGCGCTTGTAAGAGATATCTGCCCCTTGTCCACCACAAAGGACTGCCTTGAGCACCTCCTGATTCAGCACGTCAGCATAGCGGCGAATAGGAGATGACGCGTGACAGTAAGCATCCTTCCGCAAACCCCAGTGTCCCCCCACTGCATCCGTCGTGGCATAGACCGCCGCAGGGTAGGCAAGCTCCTTTGCGGGTAGTTGGAGACTTTCGAGGCGGGCCAAGAGCTCCTTCTCTGGTTCTTCGTGAATGCGGAGAAGACCCGCTCCCGCCCTCTTGAGAACCGCAGCCGCCTCCGAATTATAGAAGAGCATGAGATATTCCACCCACTTGTGAGTATCATTGGTCTCTTCACCGAGTGAATTAACAATTGAGTGCAGCACGCCCATATTTACTTCTGTGCTCTCTCTGCAGTTCTCATAAGTGTAAGAGGCCCAGTTCCGCACAATGCACTCCTTCCACTGAATGTCATGCAGTGTGGTCCCATCCCACTTTGCAAACAGACTCAGCGCAAACCGCTCTTCACCAGGAAGAAGGGAGAAGATATCTTCTGAAAACTTTGGCGGAAACATAGGCCGCAAAGCCTTCCCAGCCGACGTGTAGAGTGTCTGTCCAATCTTCTCGGCAAAGAGGAGCGCAGGATTCAGAGCAGCAAATGCAGCTACGTCAGCAATACTGATTGCTAGAGTCCAGACTCCCCCCTCTTCCCAGAGAGAGACAACATCATCAATATCGTGACATCCACGCGGGTCAATGTTAATTGTCGGCTTGTCAAGAATGTGGCGCCCCTCCTTCGGTGGATATACGAGAGTGTCAGGTATCATCTTCTTTGACCAGCTCCAAGGCGAGTGTTGTAGGGCCACGGCTGTCTTCTCCACGTCCCTATCACCTGCCGCACCCATACTATGCACTAGACCTCCGCGAGGGAATGTCTGATCCTCCCAGTGTTCAAAGAGAACGACTGCAATCTGATTTTCACGAGTGATTTCCTTGGAGCTTACGAGCATGGGAGGATAGGCCTCATTATAGGGCCTGAACAGGTAGAGAGGGACGTCGCGAGACGTGAATCCATAGCGAATCTTCGTATTGAATTCAAGAAGCCCCGAGAGAGGTGGGTGCTGGACCCGACTAACAAGCTGACATCCCGTCTCGGTCGGTTCCACCACATCTCCAGGAAGTGCCTTTCCAGCCTCTAGAGCTCCTGAAAATTCCTTGATGACCTCTCCATCCTCCGTCTCAATACGGAAGGTCTTGTAATTTTTTGTGGAGAGCAGCATTTTTAAGATCCCTTGTGTAATCCGCCAGCTTCAATTTTAGATCCGCGAACATTTCAAACCGGCACTAAGCGAAGTCTGCCGTCAGCATTTTGCGCTTGAATCTTGTTTAGAAAAGTTCGCGGAACGCCGTCCAACGAACATTTTAAAATGTTCGTTGGTCTAACGCGCCCAAACCCGGCCCTTTCAATACAGTACACACCCTAGAATGTCAGTCTCATTTGATGTGGTTATCCCATTTGGCCCCAAGGATAATGATATTATTCAGCGGTCTATTAATTCCGTCTTAACGCATGTTGTGGGTGTGCGCTATGTCTTCGTAGTTGCACATGAGAAGAATACATTGGACCTCTCCAATTGTATTGTGCTAAAGGAAGAGTCGTTTCCGTTCAAGCGCGCCGACGTTGTCGAGAAGACGAGTGAGGAGCGCGCTGGCTGGTATATCCAGCAGCTCATCAAGTTCTATGCCCCTCTTCTTATCAGCAATATAACAGAAAACGTTCTTCTTGTTGATGCGGATACTGTATTTTTTAAGAAAACTCGCTTTATAGACAATGGCAAGTTCCTTTTTGATAAGATGATGGGGCCTCCCCACCAGCCGTATTTTGAGCACATGAAGCGTCTTCACCCCACATTTACAGCATGGAAGCCGGTTACATCGGGTATTACAAACATCATGATTTTTAACAAGAAAATCGTGATTGAAATTATGACAAAGGTGGAAGACCTCCACAAGAAGGATTTTTGGCTAGTCTTCTTAGATTCTATTACGGAGAAGACGAAATCTGGCGCATCTGAATATGAAATCTATTTCAACTACATGATGAAGTTCAAATCTGACGTATCACGTCTGCGCCCCCTCCAGTGGAGTAATGACGGTCAGCGCACTACAGTTGCTCGGGGGGACTGGAATTATGTATCATATCCTTGGTGGAACCAGAAGAAGAAGAGCGTCTTTGGTTAAGTTCTATGTAGTGCTTACGACAGAGCGCCTCATATGTGTCGGTGCCGACCTTAATAACGGATGTAGCCGAGTCCTTTCTATGCGTGAAGATGGCGGGATTCCCGTTTCCACACCTCTTACACATAGCAGTCAGCTTTGTGATTTTATCACAAAGTGGAATAATCTCTGCGATGCGACCAAAGGGGCGGCGCTCGGAATCTCCATCTAAGCCCACCACAAGAACGTCCTTATCACATGTATCCACCGCATACTCAACAAATTTATAAAGGTCCTTGAAGAACTGGGCCTCTTCAATCACAAGTAGACGGGCCTCGGCGAACGCGTTGGTTAGAAGAAGAGGTGATAGTGTATCGGTTGAAACAGCTGAGTGCCTCTCGTGATTGTGGCTGTGAATTGCGTCGGACTCATAGCGAGTATCAAGCGCGGATGTAATACTGAGAACAGGCCATCCAATGGCCTCGTATCGTCTCAATGAAGAGAGAATATACGATGATTTTCCAGCAAACATGGGTCCGAGAACAATTTCTAGGGACATTTCTGATGGTCCTTGAGTAAAAAAGAGGCTCAAATTTACCGTTTTCTGGTCTGACGTCTTCCACCGCTTACACCGGTCTTGTAAGGATCGCCTCTAAACTGGCCGTAGAGACCGTAACCTACGCGGCCCAGCCATAGTTGGTTTCGTGTTAATCCTCGCGCCTCCATATTGAGCCGCACCTGCGGAGAATTCTTGATGCGAGTGCGGCGGGCTGTCTTATTTTTCTTTGCCGTATTTCTTTTGGGGGATCCTCCCTTGAGTCCAGATGCGTCCCCTGTAAACTTGGTAAATTCATGCTTACTTACATAAAACGGAATATTGCTCGGTTTTATCTCAACACAAATATAGTTTTTATTAAGATATTCAATTATATCCTCATTTGATATATCATTCTTCCTCATCATTTTATGTAATTCATCCGTATAAACTATATTATTAATATAAGTTTCAAAGTCTTCTATTTTAAATATATTATCAACCTTTACAACTTTAAGGGCGCGTTCTTTTGCCCTTGAGGAGTTCATTTTATTTGCGTATTGTTTAGGAATAATTAAATCACCCACTTCAAATGACATTATATTCTATATGAATATTTAATTGCAGTCGCAGGGGTCTACTTATTACTTACCAGTAGACCCGAGCTCCTTGGCAGTCGCAGGGGTCTACTTACCAGTAGACCCGA